ACAACAGGCTGGAAAGACCTTGGCAATGGCGTTAAGATCCGCCCGAAAGGGAGTAACTGATGCCTATCTTTGAAATTCAGGGGCCAGACGGACAGACTTATGAGGTTGACGCACCGGATGAAAATTCGGCTGTGTCTGCGTTTCAGTCTCAGATGGCACCAACTGAAGAGGCCGTGTCACCATGGGCAGAAAACGTTGACGCACTCGGTCGCGGGATTGCTAACGGCGCATCGTTCGGATTCGCTGATAATCTAGGCGCGGCTGCACGTTGGGCAGGCGGCAAGGTTCTTCCATGGCAGGAAAACGTTACCTACGATCAAGCTTTGCAAGAGGTGCAAGGTTCGGATCAGGCATTGGCACAGGCTAACCCTGTTGCTGATGCGCTTGGCAATGTGACGGGTGCAGTTGGAACTGGCGTCGGCCTAGCACGTAATGGCGCAACTTTGGCCGGTCGTTTTGGCTCTGACGCTGCTACGGGTGTTGCTGGCCTTCTAGCGCGTGGTGGTCTGGCCGGTGCTGAAGGTGCTGGGTATGGCGCTCTGACAGCGCTGGGCAACGATCAAGACGTAGGCACTGGCGCTCTTATCGGCGGTGGGCTGGGCGTGGCTGGTAGTCTTGCGGGTGATGCCATTCAAGGTGTTGTCAATTCACGCGCTCAAAGCGCAATGGTTCCTACTATCGATGATCTAAAATCGCAGGCTGGTGACTTGTACAAAGCTGCTGAGGCTCGTGGTGTTGTGGCTGATGCCAATAGCACGAAAACACTTGCAGACTCCATCAAGAAAATTGCCCGCGATAACGAGCTAGTCACACCCAAGGGCCGCATATCTGAAGCTTACCCACGAGCTAAGGAGGCGATGGCGTTGCTGGATGACTATTCCGGCGAGGTCATGAATCCTACGCAGATGCAGGTCATCCGCGATACATTGGCAGACGCTCGTAATGCGACACAGGGTAAAGAGCGCCGTATTGCGTCCAAGATGCTTGAAGAGTTCGATAACTTCACATCGCCTCTAGCCCCTGAGTTGGATGAGGCGCGGAAGATATCGCAGCGTTATCTAAAAGCAGGCAAGCTTGAGAACATGCGTGAACTTGGCGATATCCGCGCCGGTCAATTCACCAATTCAGGCCCTGAGAACGCTATGCGGACGGAATACCGTCAGCTAGACCGCGCCATTGCTAAAGGCCAAGAACCTGGTTGGAGCGCGGCTGAACGCGAAGCAATCGCCAATGTCTCCAGAGGCACCACAGGACAGACTATGGCGCGTAACGTGGGAAAGCTGGCACCTACAGGGCCGGTTAGCTTCATGGCTGGTGCTGGCGTTCCCTTTATGGTTGGGAATGCCATTGGCGGACCTGCTACGGGTGCCGCGTCGGCTGGTGTAGCTTCTGCACTTGGCTATGGCGGCAAGGCTGTAGCGAACGCCATGCAGGGGCGCAACATTCAAATTGCGGAACTGTTAGCGCGCTCTGGTGGGCAGTTACCAACAGTAAATAATACTGGTATAAGAGACGCAATCTTGCGCTCACTAATCTCTGGTGGCACAAACCAACTAGCAGGACAATAAGATGCCTTTTGACGGAAACGGGAACGCCACAGTAACACGAAACATTGCGGTCACCGGTCAAACCGTTTTGGCTGAGCAGGTAAACACGCCTTTTGCTGACATTCAGAATATGCTAAGTCAGGTTTTGCTTCGATCTGGTGTAGCGCCGATGACGGGGCCGCTCAATATGAACGGCTTCAAAATTAATAATCTGGGCGATGCGACAAGCCCAGAAGACCCGGTGACATTGCAGCAATTGCAAAAAGCAACACCAATCGGTGCAGTTGTTGACTTCGCAGGGACTACCCCGCCAGAAACGTGGGTTATTTGCGCTGGACAAGAACTATCAAGAACAGAATACGCAGGGCTTTTTGCGGTCTTAGGCACGACGTTCGGTGTTGGTAATGGGTCAACAACTTTCAATGTTCCCGATTGCCGAGGGCGCATTATTGCGGGCAAGGATGACATGGGCGGCACTGACGCCGGTCGCCTTTCTGGGTTTTGGGGTGCATTAGCGCGCACGATTGCCGGGGTAATGGGGACATCTGCGCACACTCTTACGGTCGGTCAGATGCCATCTCACTCTCATGCAATCATTGACCCTGGTCATACTCACGTTACCGATGCTTTCAGGACATTTTCGGGAATCATGGGGGCGGGATCTGGCACGGCATCATCTACGACAGGAATTTCTATTGTAGCAAATGGATCAAGCCAAGACCACACGAATACGCAGCCTACCATCATTATGAATAAAATAATCAAAGCTTCGTTTTAAGGGCAAGGTAGAAAAATGGCCGATATCAGAATTAAAGACCTCCCACTGGCAACCGGTGGTACTGCACCAGTTGGTTCTGATGCTGTTGCCATAGATGGTCTTACAACACGGAAAACAACAATTACTACGCTTGGTGATGCGGCTGTTCCTGTTGCGTCACAAGCTGAAGCGGAGGCTGGTGTTAATGCGGTGAAGCGCATGACGCCTGTAACTACGAAGCAGTCAATAGCCTCAGAGGTCGGCGTAACACTCGCTAGTAAGGCGCAGGGTGATCTTGCCAACACAGCCTTACAAAGCGATGACATCGGCGTTACCATCCAAGCGTTCAGCGCAAACCTTGACACGTTGGCCGCTGTCGTTCCGGGTGCATCAGGGTTGTCTATCCTATCCATGGGTGCTGTAACTGATGTCCGCAATTATCTGGATGCAACGCCTTATGTCGCGACACGTACAGCGTTGAAGGCCATTGATACGACAAAAGAGATATGCGCTATTCTGACCGAGTCTGGCCGCGAAGGTATATTCGTTTGGACAACAGGTGACTATTCAGGGCAAGTCACGGCAGACACTCTCGAAGGTGTTTTTGTTAAGGCTAATGCGATTGCGGCAAGTTCTGGGGCTTGGGTGCGCGTGTCTGCTAGCAAATATAATATCACATGGTTTGGTGCAGTAGGCGACGGGACAACAAACAACACAGCCGCTATCCAAGCTGCTATGAATTTGGCGCTGAGCTACGGTACAGGCATCTTTGTTCCAAAGGGTAAATTCAGGGTCAACAGCCAAATCACAGGCACATTCCCTGTTGCCTCTAGCGGTCCTAGCAACAACAAAAACAACTATGGTCGGTTTGAGATCATTGGCGACGCCATGGATCTTTCCATCCTGTATTTCCCGACGAACGCCGGTATTGAGGTTGTCGCTCAGTCATTCCAGCAAACAGTTTGCGCGAACAAGGTTTCATTCACGGCTGGTCAGGCTGGCGGCGGAAATGATGCGCTTTACGTGCGTTGCCGTTATGCCTTCTTCGGCAGCTATACGGCGCAGAGTGATATTGTCGAATGCTGCTTCCGTGGGGATGATGGTTACGGCGAAGTCTTTTACTGGAAGACATGCGTCAAGCTCTACAATATGACATCGGTCAACTTTGATCGAAACACCATGTACGGCCCTGTGCTGGCGGCGACAGCAGCGAGCTATGGTGATGGTGTCTACGTTTCTTCTACTACAACCCCAGGAATTGCCACATCTACGACTCCGGGTCAGGGAACGACCTATAATTTCACGAACAATAACTTCGTGTTCTTGGGTCGCTCTATCGTCGTAGGTGATCTATGTCAGGTGTTTAGTGTCGGCGCTGGTAACCATATTCTTAACGGGTTCCACGGCGTTTTTGTCGAGGCAGGGATTACTGAGGCCCGCCAGCTAATGGTGACAGGTACGGAAATCAGCGTTAACGGCGATGGCATCCGCATGAATACAGCATGCTCCGGGTCCAACATCAACAGCAACTATATCGCTGTCGCGCCGGGAAGGTCTGGCGTTGTCCTGAATACCAACGCAGGGGCAATGAATAGTGGCGGTACAACAATTCAAGGCAATACATTCGTCCCCCTAGACGTAGGCGCGGCGAATGGTATCTATGTCAACACGGATTATGCCCCAGTCACTATTGATGGCAACACATTCCTCGGCCTTGCTACCGGCATTGCTCTCGATGCAGGATCGAAGCAAGTTGATGTTGGCAAAAACAGGTTTATGAACTGCACCAACAACGTCATTGATAGCGGCATAGGAAACGGCCAATTTCCTCAAAATGATAGAGGCTTGGTGACGCAGCTAACCTCGAAATCAACATCTGTCACATTGAACAAAATGGCTGGCACCATCACCACAAATAACCAAGCTCTTGCGTCTGGCGGGATTGTGACTTTCACAGTTGCAAACTCAAAATTCAAGGGTGAGGATTTGGTGGTTCTGAATGTACTGAATGGTAATTATTCTGTTCGTCCATTTAGCAACGCCAATGGTTCGTTTCAGATCGCCCTCAAGAATGAAACCGGAGGTTCATTATCTGACGCCATTCTGATAAGCTTTTCTGTGATAAAATCAGCGCAATCATCGTAGGTGAATAATGAAAACATCCAAAGAAGGCCTAATCGCGATCATCTCACACGAAGGCATTGTCTTGTCGCGCTACAAGGACAGTGTCGGAGTCTGGACGATTGGAGTAGGCCACACAAAGGCAGCGGGCGGCATTGATCCAGAGAAGTACACTGGCACATTGCGCATGTCTGAGGCGCTGGATCTACTACAGACTGACATTGCAAAATACGAAGACGCTGTTAACAAAGCCGTCAAAGCCCCGATTTCCCAGCATGAGTTTGATGCTCTTGTATCGTTCCATTACAACACTGGTGCGATTGCTACAGCGACACTCGCCAAGACGCTCAACGCTGGCAATCACAAGCTAGCCGGGGAGCAATTCATGAACTGGGTTAAGCCGCCTGAGATCCGCAATCGTAGGCAGGCAGAGAGTACGCTATTCCTCACTGGCAAGTATCCAGAGCCTATCGCTACAGCCTACCCAGCCGATGAAACTGGCAAGGTTCTATGGGGCAAAGGGACGCAGGTTAACGTTGAACACTTGCTAACGGTTAAGCGGTATGGGAGTTGCGTATGAGACTCTACATCTACATTGGCCTAGCCGTCGCCGTATTGACTGCTCTCGCGTTTGGCTATGCGAGTGCGTATAAGTCGGGCAAGGATGCAGTCGTTAGCAAGCTGCAAGAAGACAAAATCACCATCCTCAAGGAAGGAATCCGCATAGATGAGAATGTGCTTAGTACTGATGAC